GGCTATGGCTACCTATCAACTTGGGCTGAATGTTAGAACCAAGGATGATGCAAAAGAAAATGGTTTCTCAGAGGAGACTGTAATCAAAGCAGCACAGGAGTTGACTCAGGGCGAACGCACAATCGTATTCGAAATGCGTAGCCATGATGATCCTCTTAAGTTACTTGACTACACAAGACTTGCAGCGTCTGTTTATGGCGCTGACTTTATCTTTGTTGATCACGTACAACGTCTTGCTTATCTATCACAATCAGGTGTGGATGGTGCGACAAGTACTCTTACTACCTTGGGTTCACGCATGGCACAGCTTGCCAAGGAACTCAACATTGGTGTGGTATTTATATCACAGGTTAATGATGATGGTAGAACAAAGTATGCAGGGTCTCTTGAAGAGGAGGCAATAATCTGTATAAAGATTGAACGTGATGTTGAGTCAGATGATGAGGTGCTTCAAAACACCACAGACTTTATTGTTGACAAAAACAGACCGTTTGCTAAATTAGGTAAAGCAGGATCAGTCTACTATGATCCAGAGACTACCATCCTCAGTGAGGAAGCACCGTATGAAGGGAGTGTAATTGCAGCATGATTGTATTTGACATAGAAGCTGATGGTTTGTTGGATGATGCCACAAAGATACACTGCTTGTCTTATACATCTGATGGTTCTAGTTACGACACTTTGTTTGACTATAACGACATGCGTGACTTGGTTATGAGTCAACGTGGTTTGGTTGGTCATAACATTATAAGGTATGATGCACCATTACTTGAGAAGATTTTAGGTATTAAACTTCAGGCTAGATTGTTTGACACTCTGCCGATGTCTTGGGTACTAAACTATACTCGTGCAGGAAACAAACATAATCTTGAGGCTTTTGGGGAAGACTTTGGTGTACCTAAACCTAAGATTGATGATTGGGTAAACCTTACTCCAGAAGAGTATGCACATCGTTGTACTGAAGATGTAAAGATTAACTGGCTGTTGTGGCAGGACTTGCTCAAAAGGTTTATGTTTATCTACGACAACAAACAAGAGCTTGATAAGTTCTTTCGTTACCTTCAGTTTAAGATGGACTGTGCTGCTACTGCAGAACGGATTGGTTGGAAGTTAGATGTTGATCTGGCACAAAAATGTTACGATGATCTAGGTCAATTGCTTTCTGACAAAGAGACTGAACTAAAAGAGGTAATGCCTAAGCGTAAGGTTACAGCCATTAAACGCAAACCTAAAGTTTGTTTTAAGAAAGATGGTTCAATGTCTTCTCATGGTGAGCGTTGGTTTGCTTTGCTTGAAGAGCACAACTTACCGCCACACTATGATGGTGATGTTGAGGTTATTAAGTGTTGGCAAGAACCTAACCCTAAGTCTAATCCTCAAATAAAAGACTGGTTGTTTTCTCTGGGTTGGAAGCCTTGTACTTTTAACTATGTAAAAGAGGATGATGGTTCAGAGCGTAAGGTTCCTAAAGTAAGATCAGACAATGAACTTACAAGGTCAGTTGAAAGGTTAGCAGAAACAAACCCTGCTGTTAAAGTTCTTGCAGATTTCTCTATGCTTCAACACAGGCAAGGTATCTTCAAAGGTTTTCTTGAAACACAACACAACGGTTATGTAAGAGCAGAGATTGATGGTCTTACAAATACTCTGCGTTTTAAACACAAGAAGCCTTTGGTTAATCTTCCTGGTGTAGATAGACCTTGGGGTAAAGAAGTACGTGGTTGTCTTACAGCACCAGAGGGTTACACTCTTTGCGGTGCAGACATGACATCTCTTGAAGATACAACTAAGAGACATTATATGCAACCATATGATCCTGCGTATGTGTTTGAGATGTCGCAAGAAGGTTTCGATCCGCACCTTGACTTAGCTAAACATGCAGGTGCTATCAAGCAGTGTGACATTGATGCTTACAACGAAGGTAAAAAGCCAGAGCTTAAAGCTTTGCGTAAAAACTTTAAGGTTGTAAACTATTCTGCTACCTATGGTGTTGGTTCACCTAAGCTGTCACGCACAACTGGGTTGCCTATACCAGAGGCACAGAAACTTCTTGATGCTTATTGGGAACGCAACTGGTCAGTTAAAAAGTTTTCTGAGGATCAAAAGATAAGAAAGATTAATGGAGAAATGTGGGTACAAAATCCAGTAAGTAGATTCTGGCATTCGCTTCGATATGAAAAGGATGTATTCTCTACACTCAACCAATCAACTGGTGCTTACTGTTTTGATAAGTGGGTTGCTTACTACCGTACTCGCAGACCAAACATCATTGGTCAGTTCCACGACGAATCAATTAATCTGGTTAAGAAAGGAGAAGAGGATGCACATAGTTCCGCATTGACATGGGCTATCAAAAAACTTAATGAAGATTTGAAATTAAATGTTGACTTGGGTATTGACATACAGTATGGTCAACGCTATAGTGAAGTACACTAACTTAAAGGAGGGCCGCATGGCTACACGTAAAGTAAAATTAACTGGTACTGCAGAATGGGCAAAAGTATTTGCCGAAAATCGTGACCTCAAAGGTTTTGAGGGAGCATACGAAGCACATGATGGTGCTTGTACCATTGACCTTATTATGGATGAAGCGAACGTAGCTGCACTAAAAGCATCACGTTCAATTAAAAATCCAAAGGATGTAGGTAATGGGTTATTCAAGACTAAATTTGTACGTAAGTTCGACACTGGCCGTGATTGGGACAGTGGTGCACCTAATGTTACAAATGCTGATGGTGATCCTTGGAGCTTTGATCATGATGGCCCCATTGGTAATGGGTCTACTGTAGAAGTAATGCTATCAGTCTACGATACCAGTTACAAAAATCGTCCAGGTACACGACTGGATTCTGTACGAATCCTTGATCATGTGCCAGTGGACTCAGTAATCCAAGCTGATACTATCTCAGCGGATACTCTGCCAAAGGCAGACAATAAAGAAGCAGAAGCAGTTCTGTTCTAATACTCCTCTCTCAACTAAGCCCCCTTCGGGGGGCTACCTTTTAAGGATATAATATGAAAAACATTGACACTCTAGTTGAAGATCTTGAGTCAGTCATCTATGGACAAGGTGGTTGGACTACCTCTATTGCAAATGCAATGGGTAAGAACATTGCCGAAGTTGCGAGTAAGAGATTTAGTAAACCACAAGAACCTCGTGGCTATCTTTCCTTGTCGTCCATTGGCACACCATGTAAGCGTAAGCTTTGGTACAAAGTAAATAAACCAGGGATTGGAGAGCCTCTTGATGCCAAGATGCTTCTTAAGTTTTTCTATGGAGATATGATAGAGGAACTAATACTTTCTATGGTAGCGGCATCTGGTCATACTGTTGAAGGTATGCAAGACCGTTTAACTGTTCATGGTATTCGTGGACACAGGGATGCAGTCATTGATGGAATGACCATTGATGTAAAGTCTTGTAGCCCATTTGCATTTAAGAAATTTAAAGAAGGTGGACTGCGAGATAATGATCCTTTTGGTTATGTCAGTCAGCTATCTTCATATGTATATGCAGCACAGGATGATCCGTTAGTCACGGATAAAAACCGTGGTGCTTTTTTAGCTATTGATAAAGTTAATGGGGAGATTTGTCTTGATGTATATGACTTTTCTAATGAACTGTCTACCAAGCAGACAGAGATGGAGGCTGCAAAAGAATTGGTCGCAGGTGATATTCCTACTGAACGTGTATCACCCGTACCTGCCAGCAAGTCTAGTCCTAACACAAAACTAGATAAGTCTTGTCAGTTCTGTGAGTACAAGAAAGTTTGTTGGCCTAACCTACGTATGTTTGAATACTCTTACGGCATTGAATATCTAGTTCATGTAGAGAAACCACCAAAGGTTCCAGAGGTTACAAATGACAAGGGCCGCTAAAGCAAAAGGTCGTCTTGGACAAAACGAAATCAGAGATAAAATACTAAAAACATTTCCTGAGTTAGAACCTGATGACGTTAAGTCCACTACTATGGGAGACAGTGGAGAAGATATACAGCTGTCTCCTGCAGCTAGAAAAAAGATACCAATAACAATAGAAGTTAAAAGAAGAAAGTCTGCACTAAAAACTGTGTATGATTATATCGAACAAGCAAAGTCTCACGCTAAGGGAGAGCCTGTTGTTTTTTACAGATCAGATCGTAATCCTTGGGTAGTAATGATTGGACTTGATCATTATATGGAATTAATAAGAGCTTGGAGTAACAGTAATGATAGTTAAGGTTTGGGATGTTTTAGAAGGACCAATAGCTGTATCAGATCTAGATGATGAAGCTCCAGAAGGAGCTAACTATGTTATGGTTTGTAGAGCAGAAATTGATGGTGTTATGGCAGACGATAATTTTTGGTTCGAAGATTTTGATGATGCCTACGAGTGGGAATCACATTTTAAGAAAAGCATTGAGCCATTAGTTATTGACATGGACTCATACGATGCGTATAACTAGGGGTTCGTCATGAAGTTTGAAATTAATATTTTATTACACGTAGATCCAGAGGCAAACTTTTTAGAAACCTTTGGTGACAACACAGATGTGATAGCTGAGTTAGTAAGAAACTATTTGTACGACATAGATGACACAACAGTATTAGATTGCGAGGTAAAAAGCGATGAGTAACCCACACATAGAAGCCTTTGAGTTCTTTGACTCTGGTCAGATGAATGATTACCAAAGAGCAGCATCAAGCACTGCTATCTACAAACAAGAACACGCAGTAATTTACCCTGCGCTGGGTTTGGCAGCAGAGGCAGGTGAGGTTGCAAACAAAGTTAAAAAGATAATGCGTGACAAAAACTTTGATCGTGAAGCTATTGCAGATGAGTTGGGTGATTGCCTGTGGTATATAGCCGCATTGTGTCGTGATCTAAATACTGATATGGAAGATATAGCTAACAACAATATTAAGAAACTTAAAGACAGACAGCAGCGTGGTGTACTATCGGGGTCTGGTGATAAACGATGACTCCAAGAGAAGAAGCAGAGCTGGAGGCAAAACGTACTTACGAACAGTTTATACTCTGGACTAAACGAACAGTCTACATAACTATATTTGGATTACTTGTCGTGGTAGTTGGTTGTAATAACGGAGTAGAAACAGGTAAGGGTGCAACGGGTAGTAAATATAATGGTGAAGTTTATGCACCTACAAATATAGGAGAGGATTAATGAATAATTATTTACCGACTGACTATCAGTCATTTATACACAAGTCACGGTATGCAAAATACTTTGACGACAAAGGTCGAGAGTCTTGGCCAGAAACAGTAGATCGTTACATGAAAAATGTAGCGATGCCTTTGCTTACAGATACAAATGAATTTAAAGATGCTATCTACGATGAGCTTGAGACAGCTATTCTTAGCTTGGAAATTATGCCAAGTATGAGAGCTATGATGACAGCTGGACCTGCACTGTCTCGTGATAATACAGCAGGGTACAACTGTTCTTACCTACCTGTAGATGATCCTAAATCTTTTGACGAGGCTATGTTTATTTTGCTCTGTGGTACTGGTGTAGGCTTTAGTGTTGAGCGTCAATACATTCAGAAGTTGCCAGAAGTTCCAGAGCTATTGTTTCCATCAGAAACTACAATCGTAGTTAAAGATAGCAAAGAAGGTTGGGCAAAAGCTTATCGTCAACTACTAGCTTTACTTTGGTCTGGCGAGATCCCTCAGTGGGACATCGGTCTTGTGCGTCCTGCTGGCTCACGACTAAAAACATTTGGTGGTCGAGCATCAGGCCCAGCGCCATTGGTTGAGTTGTTTAACTTTACAATTAATACATTTAAAAATGCACAGGGTCGTAGACTGTCGTCTATGGAGTGTCATGACCTGATGTGTTTTATTGGTCAGATTGTTGTCGTAGGTGGCGTAAGACGTAGTGCTATGATCAGCTTGTCTAACTTGTCTGATGATCGTATGCGTCATGCAAAGTCTGGCCAGTGGTGGGAAACTGCAGCTCATCGTGCACTAGCTAACAACTCTGTAGCCTATACAGAAAAGCCTGACGTTGAAACGTTTATGCGTGAGTGGCTGGCTCTTGTGGAGTCTAAGTCAGGAGAACGAGGAGTATTTAACCGTGAAGCATCTAAGAAACAAGCTGCAAAATATAACAGACGTGATCCTAACCATGAGTTCGGAACTAATCCTTGCAGTGAAATTATCTTACGGCCTTATCAGTTCTGTAATCTTACAGAGGTTGTTGTACGTGCAGCAGATTCTCTTGAAGACCTTAAGCGTAAAGTCCGCCTTGCAACTATACTTGGAACAATACAATCAACCTACACCAAGTTTCCGTATTTGCGAAAGGTGTGGCAACGAAATACCGAAGAAGAACGATTGCTCGGTGTGTCTCTCACAGGGATAATGGACAATCCATTAATGACATTAGAGAATAAGAAACTAGATGAAACACTTGATGAACTTCGTGCTGTGGCTGTTGATACAAACGCTGAGTGGTCTAATAAATTTGGTATTCCTATGTCTACTAGTATTAGTTGTGTAAAACCTAGCGGCACTGTATCACAACTTGTTGACTCAGCCAGTGGAATCCATGCCCGTCACTCACCTTATTACATTAGAACCGTTAGAGGAGACAACAAAGATCCCCTAACACAGTTCATGAAGGATCAACGTATCCCTAATGAGCCATGCGTATTTAAGGGTGATACTACTACAGTGTTTAGCTTTCCACAAAAGTCACCAGATAATGCAGTAACTCGTAATGATATGACAGCAATAGAGCAGCTTAAGTTGTGGCTTACCTATCAACGTCATTGGTGCGAGCATAAACCTAGTGTAACTATATCAGTGCGTGATGATGAGTGGTTGGCTGTAGGTGCATTTGTTTATGAGCACTTTGATGAGATGTCTGGTGTATCATTCTTGCCACACTCTGATCACACTTATCAACAAGCACCTTATCAAGATTGTGGTAAGCATGACTACGAATATTTATTGTCATGTATGCCAGACAGTATTGACTGGTCTAAGTTGTCAGAGTATGAAAATGAAGACAACACTGTTGCAATGCAAACAATGGCATGTACTGGAGATGCATGTGAAATAGTGGACATAACATAATGTGGGTAATGATAACTAGAGATCACTGCAGTTTTTGTGATGATGCAAAGGCACTCTTAAAGAGTGCTGGAGCATCCTGCACTGAGTATAATATTGAATCACAAAGTAGTAAATGGGTATTGTCTTTGTTAAAAAAGTCTAGTATAAATACCGTACCCCAAATATTCAAACCCGATGGAACACACCTTGGTGGACTATTGGAATTAAAGGAGTATCTTTCAGATGCAGACAGCTAAAACAAAATACACAAGTTCTTTTCAAGAAGGTACGGTAGCTGAACAAGAGTTTGCCGATTTACGACAAGATAATTTTATACGGAGGGCTACTCGCACAGAAGATATTAATGAACACTGGGACGTATTGGATAAAGAGTTTGGAAAGGTAGACATCAAAGCAGGTAAACGAAAGTATCGTGGTGGTCCTATTGATTACTCAATACATTGGTGGGAGTTTAAGAATGTTGTGGGTAAGCCAGGATGGGGTTCACCTAACAAAGAAAAAAGATTTATTGCTTTTAGATTAGAAGATAAATTTATTCTTGTCGATCCTAACAAAGTAAATAATATACTAGAAGAAAAATGTACTGAACACTATAGGGGTATATGGGGTTTAAACACTAGGCCAGGACGACACGATCTTGCAGCAATGATACCAGTAGACTTTTTACTGGAGCATACTGAACATACGGTGGAGGTACAATGATTGCAGACGAATACCTAAAGGAACAAAAGTCTTTGTTTCCTGACCTTGATAACGTAAATAACCCTGCTCATTACGGGCAGGGTCAGATAGAGTGTATAAATTATATAAAAGATTTTTTAACTGATGAAGAATATACTGGTTATCTCAGGGGTAACATTGCTAAATACTTACACCGATGGAGATATAAAAATGGTATAGAAGATCTAAAGAAAGCCCGATGGTATCTTGAGGCTTTGATACAGCAGCAGTCAAGGAAGTAATATGGAAGTAAAGAAACCTAGAGGTAGGCCACCTAAAGTAAATAATTTATTGGAAGAAGCTCGTCAGTTTAAACAAAATAAAAAGCCGCCCGATAAACCAATGACAGCACGAATATACCTAGCAGGACAAGCTCTTGCAGGACTACTGGCTAATCAGCCAGGTTATGCTAGGTTCGAAGACATAAGAAGAGAAGCTTATGAATGGGCAGATAAGATGTTAGAAGAGGGGTCGTAAGACCCCTTTACTTTGACAGATACCTTGATGCACCCACATCTGATGGGGTCTGTAAAAGCTTAAGGCTATATACAGTGTCCAGATAGTTTTGTATTAAAAAGAGTTGCCCACGATTTAGATCTCCAAGATCACTGCCATCTTCAAAGTTTAGTTCTTCGATAGCATCATTAAGATCATCTCTCGTATATTTTTGACTAAGTTGATATTGTAAATCTATAGTGTCTAGTGGTCCTGAGTATTGCATAGCCAAGAAACTTTTAGCTAATGACTTAGCCTTGGGCAACACATCTGTTTTCCAGTATCTGCGCTGGGCATCAGTAGACATTTTTCTAAAGCCTTTACTTGCCATCAGTGCACCAGCTTCAGCCTCAATAATATCAAACAAGATACCGTTATATTCATTAGCAGCTTTGGGTACAGTCTGTCTAATTTTTCTTGCAGCATTAAGACTAAACTGCTCGTATCCCATCATGTTCATTACACGTTGAGTGTCAGTAAGTCTGATGGTTCTTATACCCATAGGTTTTGTTGAAGTAACATCTGCTTCACCTGCAGCTGCAGTCTTAAGTGTTTCTCCTACTGGCTCACCAGTAAACAATGGTATCAGGTTATCAATATACTTTACCATGTCGTTGTAGGTTTTGTTACCTTGATACCTATCAATAGGTCTTGCAGCTTCACCTCTTACTACACCTGCGGCTACGTTTAAAGGTTCAAGAAAACGTGTCGCACCTGCAACAGGTTGAACTGCTACGTTACCCATTGATTTACCAAAGGCATTCCAAGATTCTTTCATATCTCCTTGGAACATGTAGTAAACTAAAGATGCTACATCTTCTTGAGTCTTGTTTAAGTTTCTAAGAACACCATCTAAAGTAAAGTCTCTAGCAACTTGTTGCAACAATTCTTTTGGAGGCTCTTCACCATCTACCCAATAGGAAGCAACTCGTGCAGCAGCTTTAAATGCTGAGATTGGATAATCATATTGTTGAGTAATTACCTCACCAGTTAAAGGGTCTACTGTTTGAAAAACACCAATACCTTTTTTCCTGTTTTCTCTTTCGTTCTCAACCATAGTAGAGGCAAATGCCCAACTAACAGCAGCTCTACTACCCAACTCTCCCCAAGTCTTATCGCCATAGTAACCCATAGCTTTACCTGTAATGCTAAGACCAGAAGCTTGTAAGCCCCAGTCTACAGTAGCATTAAAGAAACGACCAAAAGGTACAAGCAAACCAACACCAGGAATATTTCTAGCATCTTCAATGATACCAGCTACTTCACCTAAAACATCTGTGCCTTTGTAAGATTTAGAGAAGATAGACTCAAGTGTTTTTTCTACTACGACAGACTCAAGATCTCTGTATTCTTTTGTTGCCATAAGCTTTACAGCTTCTGGTCCATTGTAAAAATCATTCCAGCTTTTACCAAAGGTAGTTCTTAAAGCTTTGTCCATTTGAAATACAAACTCTTGAGACTTGGTAAATCTATCTTGTGCTTTAACAAAAGATATTGTTTGTATTACATCAATAGCCTCATCAGTTTTTAGACCAAGCATCTGCATTTCTGGTGAGATCTTACTATCAGTAATCATGCGTGTAGTATTTTCAATACCACCTGGCAATGTGTTAGATAGTTTTTGTAGCGCCTCTGAGTTTCTTGAAAGAGCAGACTCAAAAGCAGCGTATGTCATATCAGGATCAAGCAGTCGTCTAACTCTTGACGCATTTGATTGAATTAAGGTATTAGCTAAACGATAAGATTTAGCCCCTTGTTTTTGCATACCAATAAGGTTTGCCATAGTACCTGTACCAAGATGCAGTGTGGCAAGAGCCATGTCTGAAACCATACCGATACCTGCATTAGCACCATAACCAATCATGTTTAGTGCGCTGGTAGAGGGGTTAGATACAAGTAATCTAATAACTCTGTTCTGATTGTTTCGTATATAGTCAGGCATCTTTTCAGAAAGGCTTGTAGAAAAAGGATCTGTTTTATCTTTAGGTAAATACCCTGCGTCCATAGCATCCTTAATAAGATCTTGAACTGTCATGTCTGCTGCAGAAATACCATTTCGTTTTGAGCCTTGTGAAAGAGCATTAAGTATTCTTGCAGAATGATTTATCTTTAGTGCAAAGGTATCTGCAAACTCATCAAGAGTTAGTTTCTTTGCATCCTTAAGTT